CCCCACCCCCGCAGAATCTGCACCCCACCCCCGCAGATCTCGCACCCAGAACCGTAAAGGAACCAAAAGCTAAACCCAAAAAGAAACGTAAGGTGGCACGCGGTGCCCGCCTGCCCTCAGATTGGGTCTTGATGGGTAAGCATGCAAAAGCCGCGTTGGAGATTGAGCCGATCTGGACTCCGGACGAAATCCGGTTGATTGGCGACAAGTTCCGCGATCACTGGATTGCCATTTCGGGCCAGCGCGGGCTCAAGAGCGATTGGGACGCCACCTGGCGCAACTGGTGCCGAAACGAAAAGAAATTCGGGTCTGCGAAATCCGGCGCCCGTGGTGCATTCTGGGGATCGGATGAAAAGGCAATCGCCACAGGCGCGCAAATGGGTTTGGAAACCATTCCGGGCGAATCGATGTACGCGTTCAAAGCGCGCATTCAGGCCGCTGTCGACAACGGCGGAAAAGCGCCGGCGCCGGCCGCAGCAAAACCAATCCTGGCAGTTGCCACGCGACCCAAGGTGAAGAACAAGCCCGAGGGGATGGGTGCGCTCAAGAACCTGATAAAAATTAAAGACACGGAGATCGCATGAGGTGCATTGAATGCCTTGCAGCCGATCTGCAAGCACAACCAGCAATGGCGCGACACGGCGCATGTGTGTGCAAATTCGAAAATGTTGCTGGTCATTATCAAAGTCTCACGTTTATTCGGGTTTGCGAAAAATTCGACCCGGCGCCGGCTGATTCCGTAGAAAAACGAACTGTGTGGCTAAAAGCGCAAGTTGCCGTCGCTAGAACGGAGATATTCAAAATATTCTCGGCGGCACAACGCCAGCGAATGCGCTTGGTGCGCAGTGCGTAAAACATCCAAAAATCCATCGATCAAAAAGGGGAGTAAAGCAATGAAGAAAATATACCTGGCTGGCCCGATGACCGGCTACGACGAACTGAATTTCCCGTTGTTTCACGCTGAGACAGCGCGGCTGCGCGCATTGGGCTATGAGGTGGTCAATCCAGCGGAAATCAACCCGGAAGTTCCCGATCGGCCAGATGTATTTTGGAGTGAGGCTCAGTGGATGGCGTATTGGGTAGCGTGTATGCGAGCGGATATCAAGCAGTTGGTGGATTGTGATGCTGTTGCACTCCTGCCGGGGTGGCAGCAATCGCGCGGCGCCAAGCTGGAACACATGATTGCAACGTCCCTCGGGTTTGTTTGCACTAGCGCTGCGGACATCAGTGAGCCGGCTTAACGTCAATCATGGGAAACATTGTCCGCTGGACCCCGCAACAACTCGCCGACCACACGGCGAAATCCAAGACCAAGACGCCGACCGAGCGCATGCAGGCCTTAGGTCGCCTTCCCGCTGGCGTCATGAACAAAACTGAATCCGCCTATGCGATGCAACTCACTGTAGACAAACATGTGGGTTCGATTCTGTGGTTTGAATTCGAATCCATGAAGTTTCGCTTGGCCGATAAGACGTTCTACACGCCCGATTTCGCTGTGATGACCGCTGACGGAAACATGCAGTTGCACGAAGTGAAGGGGCGTTGGACGGATGATGCGCGGGTCAAGATCAAGGTCGCTGCAGCAAAATTCCCGTTCCAATTTATTGCAATCAAGAAATGCGGCGCAAGCTGGGATCGAGAGTTTTTCTAATGACGACGACGAAACAACGCAAAAAGCCTTATCGGTCGCACGACCCCGATTCAGTCAAATTGAAGATGCAGCCTTGGAAGGTCGCAGCGGTTATGAATCCTTTGCTCGCGATCGTTGACCAATTGGAGCATCAGGGCGTGATTGATGTGACGCGTTCCGGTCGGGCTGTATTCAAAGACCCGAGCGATGGATATTGGTACGACACACCCGTCGCAATTATCGGCGTCGTCGATGCATACGAGATTCACGTGCGACGTACCGGCATCGACTTACGTCTGGATGCATTGCGCCGGCTGGCGAACAAGATCGAATACCACATGCCCGTCATGGCCGAGGACACCAATGCCGCGCGCGACTGCCTCGACCGCATCCGCGTTGCGACATTGGAGATGACCGCTGGCTATGCAAAGCAGTTGGTCAAGGATTTTCAAATTAAAGAAGCAATCGAGGAAACGTTAGGGGAGTCGCCATGTTGAAACGAGTGAGAAAAGAAGATGTGTTGGTGGATAGCTGGATAAAGCCAGACGGTTTGCTTTATTGCCTAGATTGTTGGAAAGAGTGGATGCACGGTGATCCGGATCGCGATCTAGGCGCCAAGCCAATGGGCGGTTTGGCCGGTGATGCTGATGGCTACGGAGTCAGTTCGTCCGAGCAACAGCAGGCTCGCAACACGCGTATAGCAATAGCCACGGATGCCATGATCGACAGCCTCAAGAGAATTCATATTTGGGCGATCTATACCTCATGCAGCGTCGGCAAGGTATGGAATTACCCGAATGCTGACTTGGTTTCCACGGCGGAGGAGGCGCGTGTTGCATTAACTGAAAAACTTAAAAAAAATGTTTGCACTGGCGTTCTGTTCTGATATGCTCCTGATCCATAGGCGGTCTCTGTTCGCCTAGAGATTTGCAACATATCAGATAGATTCGTGTAAGTCGTAAGCCTGCCACCATCCCGTCGCGGGCTTTTTGCATTTCAGAATGTCTCCTCCATGAAAGTGGATTGCCGCCGTGATGGGCGGCTTTTTTATTTGTGAGTCACATGCCAGCCCGTCCACGCAAGCCATGCCGCCAAGCAGGATGCCGTGAGCTGATTGCTGGCGGTGAGCATTACTGCGCAGCACACACAAAGGCCAAGCAAACCAATGACACGGCGAGGCGCGGTACTGCCGCCCAACGCGGCTACGACAGTGCTTGGACAAAGGCACGCGGGCATTACCTGCGTGTTCATCCATTGTGCGTTCATTGCAAACGTGATGGCCGAGTGGTTGCTGCAACGGTGGTTGATCACATCATCGCGCATCGGCTAAAGGATGCGCTCGATAGTGGTGATGATGCGACAATCGCAAAGGCGCGCAGCTTGTTTTGGGATAGCGCGAACAACTGGCAGTCATTGTGCAAAACGCACCATGACATCAAGACAGCCACCAAGGACGGTGGATTCGGTAGGGCGCGTAAAGGTTCGTGAGCGATGGGGCGTTGGCATAGACCAGAGTGGTGGCCCGATCGACCAACAGCGGAGCAGGTAGAAGAGGCCAGGCAATGGCGCAGGCCTTGTGCGCTATGCCATAGCCACGGACATCAGGCCGATGACTGCGCATCGTCATATCCTGGTGATCCACAGCGCATAGATGATGAGGACGGGGCGGCTGGTGCATGACCGGCGAGGAGGGGGCGGGTCAAATCTCTGGGGCAATGCCTTTCGAGACCGTCCGCTTAGTCAAATTTCTACACCCGCGAAAAATGAAATTTAAAGTTTGCCCATCGGTAAGGTGATGTGCACGGTATTGGTGCGTGCGCCTGGCGCCACAAATAGGAACTGATATGCCTGGAGTCGCAGGCCGCTCCGGACGCAAGCCAAAGCCCTCGGCGAAGAAAGAACTGGCCGGCAACCCGGGCAAGCGGCAAATCAACAAATTAGAGCCGGACTTCGGACGCGTCACGAATATCGACCCGCCAGAATGGTTGGCGCAGGATGCGCGGGACATGTGGGAGCGCGTCGCACCGCTGCTGTGTTCACAAAATGTGTTGCAGCTCACCGATCTGCATAATCTTGAAATATTTTGCTCTGCGTATGGCAACTGGCGAATCGCGCAGTTCGAGCTGACCGCAAACGGCCCTGTAGTGATGGGCGCCCAAGGCGGCCCGGTCAAAAATCCAGCAGCCACCGTCGTCAAAGAGGCTGCAGGGCAAATGGCGACGTTTGGCGCAATGCTCGGGCTTGATCCGTCCAGCCGGCAGCGCCTCATGGCACCAAAAAAGAAAGGGCAGGGCAATCCGTTTGCGGCATTGCTGGGCTAATCGATGGCAAAAGAGAAATTCCCGCTGGTTGCCAAGGCAAACCAGTTTGCGCGAGACATCGTGCGCGGGAAAAAACCGGCCTGCCGGTATGTAATTCTGGCTTGTCAGCGGCATTTGGACGACCTTGCGGCCAGCAAATCGGCGCGCTTTAAGTACAAATTCGACCCGTTGAAGGCAGAAAAGAAGCTGCGTTTAATCCAGCTATTACCGCATACCAAGGGTGAGTGGGCGTACAAGCGGCAGCTGGTGACATTGGAGCCGTGGCAGTTGTTTGGCATAGCCTGCACATTTGGCTGGGTCAAGAAAAAAAGCGGGCTGCGTCGTTTCCGTGAGTCGTATTGGGAGGTGCCGCGCAAGAATGGCAAATCCGTCATCGCGGCAGGCGTCGGTCTCGGCATGTTTGTCGCCGACGATGAATTCGGCGCCGAGGTTTATTCGGGCGCCACCACGGAAAAGCAGGCTTGGGAAATTTTCCGGCCGGCGCGCCTGATGGTGCTGCGTTCGCCAATGCTGATTGAGCACCTTGGCATCGAAGTCAATGCCGAAAATCTGTGTCGCCCGGAAGACGGAAGTCGTTTTGAGCTGTTGACCGGCAATCCTGGCGATGGCGCATCGCCGTCGTGTGCGCTGGTCGACGAGTTCCACGAGCACGATACATCCGCTCTGTACGAAACGATGGTTACTGGTATGGGCGCGCGGCGCCAAGCGCTGATGTTCATTATTACGACCGCCGGCGCGAATATCGAAGGCCCGTGTTACGACAAGCGGCGCCAGGTCATTGAAATGCTCGAAGGCACGGTGCCGGACGACGAGCTTTTCGGTTGGATATGGACGATCGATGAGGGCGACGATTGGACCAACCCGAAAATTTTGGCGAAAGCCAATCCGAATTTCGACATTTCGGTCTACGCCGATTACCTGATCAGCCAACAGCAAAAGGCGATCAAAACGGCGCGCTTTACCAACACATTTAAGACCAAGCATTTGAATGTTTGGACTTCGGCCAAGGAGGGGTTTTTCAACCTGGAAGCTTGGCGCGCCTGTGAAGACAAGACTTTGTCATTGGAGCAGTTCGAGGGACAGCAGTGCGTTCTAGGGTTTGACCTTGCGCGCAAATTGGACTTGAACAGCCTGGCACGCTTGTACTGGCGCGATATCGACGGCCGCCGGCACTATTACAGTGTGGCGCCGCGGTTCTATGTTCCGGAAGATACGGTAACTAATATCGAAAGCCGCCGCACTGCCGAGCGGTATTCGAAGTGGGTGACGCTGGGCGTGCTGACTGCGACCGACGGCGCCGAGGTGGATTACCGCGAAATTCTGGAGGATGCCAAGGAGGCAAACAAGATATCGCCCGTGCTATGGAGCCCAATGGATCCGCACGGCGCCACCAATTTGTCGCATCACTTGGACGACGAAGGGCTCAATCCGATCACGATTACCCAGAATTACACGAATCTGAGCGACCCAATGAAGGAGCTTGAGGCGGCGATTTTAGCCGGCAGATTCCACCATGACGGTAATCCGATCATGACGTGGTGCGTAAGCAATGTTATTGGCAAGAATATTCCGGGTAACGATGACGTGGTGAGGCCAATTAAGCAGGGCGATGAAAACAAGATCGATGGTGCGGTCGCGTTGATTATGGCGATCGGACGGGTTCTCTCAAATGAAGATCCGGGTAAATCCTTTTGGGAGACAGCGTAGTGTCATTTTTCGATCAAATCCTACCGTGGCGCAAGAAAAGCGTATCCACGCTGGATCTCTTCCGGGAAATTTACGGCGGCCGCATGACCGCCACCGGAAAATCGATCAATGCCAAGAAGGCGCTGGAAGTTTCGGCTGTATTCGCATGCCTGCGTGTCATTGGCGAGGGTGTGGCCCAGGTGCCTTTTAAGCTGTACCGAAAGAATGGACGCACTCGCCTAGAGGCAGTAGATCATCCGCTGTATGACGTGATCGAAGCGCAGCCGAATCCGTGGCAGACCTCGTTTGAGCTCCGCGAAATGCTCGTATGGCATGTCGGCTTGACCGGCAATTTCTTCGCTTTCAAGAATATTGTGTTTGGGAAGATTCTTGAGTTAATCCCCTTGCACACTGGCGTCACAGTGTTGCGCGCGGACGATGGCACGCTGTCGTATGAGGCCACGATGCTCAACGGCACGCGAATGCTTTTTACTGCAGATCAGATATGGCACGTACGCGGACCCACGTGGGATAGCTGGATGGGTTTGGATGCGGTCAAATATGCTCGCGAGGCGATCGGCCTTTCGCTGTCGACCGAGGAACAACATGCTCGCATGCACAAAAATGGCGTGCAGAATTCCGGTGTCTATTCAGTGGAAGGAAACTTGAGTCCGCAGCAGCATAAAGAAATTACAGGCTGGATCGAAAAGGAAGTCGGCGGCTTAGAAAACACCGGCAAGGCACTGGTCTTGGACCGCGCCGCAAAGTGGCTCAATACCGGCATGACCGGCGTCGATTCTCAGCACCTAGAGACCAGGCGGTATCAGGTCGAAGAAGTCTGCCGGTTCTTCCGCGTCATGCCGATCATGGTGGGGCATTCGGATAAGTCGGCGACCTACGCCAGCGCTGAGCAAATGTTTTTGGCGCATCTGGTGCACACCTTGGCGCCGTGGTACCGGCGCATTGAGCAGTCTGCTAACGTCAGTTTGCTGACGAAAAAAGAGCGTGCGACAGGTTTTTACACGAAATTTATTGCCGAAGGAATGTTGCGCGGATCCGCCAAAGACACCAAGGATTCCATTCTCGGCTATGTCAATGGCGGCCTCATGACCGCCAACGAAGGCCGGGAAAAACTTGATATGAACCCTGACGCCGATCCGGTTAGCGATCAACTTCGGATTCCAGTGAATGTCGTCAACGAGGCGCAAGCTGAAACCGATTCAACAGGAGTACCAAATGCAAATCAAGACGCGTGACTTCGGGTTTGAGGTCAAAGAAGTTACGGCTGCCGGGAATTTTACTGGCTACGGCTCTGTGTATAACGTCGTGGATCAGGGTGACGATGTGGTCACACCCGGCGCTTTCGCCGACTCGCTCACAGAGTTGTCTGCAAAAAAACGGCTTCCCGCAATGCTATTTGGCCATAAGGCCGGCGAATTGCCAGTCGGCGCGTATCAAAAAATAACAGAGGACGCCACGGGCCTGTGGTTGGATGGCAATCTTGCGATCGACACGCAAAAAGGCGGCGACATCCATAAATTAATGATGATGAAGCCGTTCCCTGGTATTTCTGGTTTGTCGATCGGCTTTATCACGCGCGATGATTCTTATGATCGCGTCAGTAATGTTCGCACCATCAAGAAAGCCGACCTTTGGGAGGTTTCCATCGTGAACTTTCCGATGAATGACGGCGCCCGTATGCAGACGGTCAAAAGCATCGAAATTATTGAAAATTTACGCGACGCGGAACGCCACCTGAGAGATTCAGGCATGTCCCGCGCCGAAGCCGTTGCGTTTATCGCGCGGGTAAAGAGCCTCGGACAGAGTGATTCTGATGGGGGCGAAATGCAGCAGATTGTCCAGGCCATTAAAAGCCGTGACAGATACCTGACGGTATAAGCCGATCATCACTAAATACAGCCGCTTCCGCGGCTTTTTTTCGTCCAAAGGGAAATGTAAAAATGAAAATCGAATTGAAATACCTCAAATTCGCGCTGCTCGCCATCCTGATTGCTATGGCGATTGCAGCTGCGCTTGGTCATCCGATGGTTTCGCACGAGGTGCTCGCCTCGCTCGGCTCAGGCGGAGGCCTGATGTTTGTCGGCGACACCAATCTGCTCGAAATCAAGGGCATCATCGAAAAGCAGGGGCAGGCGTGGGAAGAGCACAAAAAAATCAACGATGAGCTGATTAAGGCCAAGGCCGACGGCAAGGTCGTTGCCGATATCGAGGCAAAACTGGTCGAAGTCAACAAAACCCTCGACACTTACACCGACTTGAAGGCGCAGTTCGACGAAGTTGTGAAAAAAATGCAGCGTCCTGGCGCCGGTACCAAGGAAGAAGAACAGATTGCTGTTGAGCTTAAAGGGTTCAACAGCATGATGCGCGCCGATTTCCAATCGAAGGGCAAATCATCGCCGGGCGATTTGGATGTCGAGCAATACCGACACTACAAAAGCGCCTTCTTCAAGGTTGCTTCCGGCGTCACATTCGATTCGCTGACATCCGACGAGCGCAAGTCTTTGTCCGCCGGCAGCGATCCGGACGGCGGCTATATGTTGCCGCACTCCACAATCGGCCGCATGGTATCGAGAATTTTCGAGCAATCAACTATGCGCCAATTGGCGAACGTGCAGAGTATCAGCACGGACAAGCTGGAAGGCATTATCGATAACGATGAGGCTGATGCTGGTTGGGTCAGCGAGTTGGGCGCCCGCAGCGACACAAAGACGCCTCAGGTTGGCAAATATGAAATCCAGGCGCATGAGTTGTATGCCATGCCTAAAATTTCGCAGAAGCTGATCGACGATGCCGCTACCGATGTTGAGGGCTGGTTGTCAGCTAAGGTTGGCGACAAATTCGCCCGTGTTGAGGGCGCTGGATTCACTACAGGGAATGGTGTTGGAAAGCCTCACGGCCTTTTTGCCTACCCAACTGCTGCGGTCTCGGACGATACCCGCCCTTGGGGCACGTTCGAACACATCAAGTCTGCCGCAAATGGCACGCTTGGTGCCGGTAAGGCAGATCCGCTTCAAGACATGATCGGCGCTTTCAAGGATCAATACCTGCAAAACGCACAGTGGTTGATGCGCCGTGAAATGCGTACCTCGATCCGCAAACTGAAAGAAGCGAACACCGACCGGTATCTGTGGGAGCCAAGCCTGCAGATCGGCCAACCAGATCGTTTGCTCGGCTACCCAGCTCGCGTTGATCAATACGTGCCGGCGATGGCGCAAGACTCTCTGTCCCTGGCATTCGGCGACTTTAAGGAAGCCTATATGATTGTCGACCGGATCGGCGTGCGCACTTTGCGCGATCCGTTCACCGCCAAGCCGTATATCGTGTTTTACAGCACGAAGCGTACGGGCGGTGGTGCCGTCAATTTCGAAGCGGTCAAGTTCCTGAAACTGTCAGCCTAACTGGCGTTGGCGAAGGATAGTCACTGAATCCGGCCCGCCAAGAGCGGGCCATTTCCCGAAAGGTACAAGATGAACAACGATCTACACAATAACCTCCATCCGCGGCGCGCAATCAGCCCGGTTTCCGTAGCTGACAATACAGCCCAAGTCTCCCAGATCATCGATATGCAGGGCTACGGTTCGATGGAATTCTATATTGTCATCGGTTCGATCGCGGATGCCGATGCGACATTCGCGGTTCTTGTCGAGGAAAGCGACGTTTCCGACCTTTCCGGCGGCAACGCCGTCGCCGATGCCGATTTGCTTGGTACTGAATTACTCGCCGGCTTCGCATTTTCCGACGACGACAAGGTGCGCAAGATTGGTTACGTAGGCAATAAGCGCTATGTGCGCCTGACCATCACGCCCGCTGGCAATGCGAGCGCGGCAGTGCTGGCAGCCATCGCGGTCATGGGTAGTCCGTCCGTTCTCCCGACAGCAAATCCACCAGCTTAATTGTTGAAAAAGCGGGGCGTCGATGCTGGCACCCCATTAATTTGAGGATGTCATGCCGCTAAAACTCATCACGCCGCCGGTATTGGAGCCCATTGCGCTCACCGAGGCGAAGATGCAATTGAAAGTGGATACGGATGAGACGGAGGAGGATGATTTAATTGCGCGTTTGATCGTCACTGCGCGCGAGGAGGCCGAGCACTTAACCGGCCGATCGTTCCTGCCGCAGACTTGGGAGCTGGCGCTTGATGAATTTTGCGAAGATATCTTGTTGCCGCGGCCCAGACTGATTTCCATATCGGCATTTTCTTATGTTGATCTGGAAGGCGTCACACGGCAGATTTCGAGTGATCAATACATCCTCGATGATTTTAGTGAGCCGGCCAGGATAACCCCTTTGTATCGGTGCTGCTGGCCCCGAGCGCGCAGGCAAGCAAATTCAATACGCGTTCGATATCAAGCGGGATTCGATGATGTCGAATCCGTGCCTTCCGCTATTAAAGATTGGATGCACCTACGGATAGCGACCCTCTTTGATTTTCGCGAGACAGTTGTAGTTGGCTCGCGAGCGGTCGAGTTGACTACGGCTAGTGGGTTGCTCGATAAGTACAAGGTTTGGGGTGCTTGATGCGCATCGGCGAATATAACCGGCGGATAACCATTGAGACGCGGGTCGGCGGCAAGGATTCGAGCGGCGATCCGAATGATAGTTGGGTTCTCGTTGTTAAAACGTGGGCCAAAAAAGAAGATTTAAGCGGTCGTGAGTTCTTTGCGGCGCAGGCAGATCAAAACGAAATCACGACCCGGTTTTCGATTCGGTATCGCGAAGGCTTGCAGGAAAAGATGCGGATCGTATTGGGCGCGAAGGGTTACAACATTGAGGCCGTATTGGACCGCGATGGTGATCGCTGCGAACTGCAATTGATGTGTTCTTCCGGCTTGGTCGATGGCTAAGGCATTGTGGACCGGGTTGGATGATATCGAAAACGCGCTGCTAACACTCCCGAAGTTAATGTCGGATGACCTAAGGTCCGCAGCTAATACCGGCGCAACGATCGTAAAGAATGAAGTGGTGCGACGGGCTCCGGAGGATAAAGGCATCCTCAAGTCGGCCATCTATCAGAAACACATTCCGGAGTTATCCAGTCCCGACAGGCAGGTTTATTACGTCTCCTGGCGCAAGGGCAAGAATTCAGCCACCGATGCGTATTACGGCGTCTGGGTTGAATATGGCCATTGGTACGTGCCCGAAAAAGGGAGTGGCGTGCGTTGGAAGCCGCACAGGGAACAAAACAGGACGGTGTTCGTGCCGGCCCATCCGTATCTCAGGCCTGGATTCGAGGCATCAAAAAATCCAGCGATCGTCGCAATGCGCGAAACGCTAGCAATCAACGTCCAAAAGACCATCGCGGAGTTCTATAAAAATGATTGAGAAGGATTTAGAAGATGCGCTGGACGGCCACGCCGCCGGCGGCGCGCATTTCGGCGTTGCGCCGGACGACGCCGCAAAACCTTACATCGTTATTACCCAAGTTGGCGGCGCCGCGATTGAGTTTATCGAGGGGGCCGCCGACCAGGATCAGCCGCGGATACAGATTGATGTGTTCGCGAAAAAGTACACCGAGGCGGTTGTGATACAGAGTGCTATACGCGCGACGGTCTGCACCGCCCCATTTCATGGTTCTCCGGTCGGCTCGCCGGTAAGCACCTACGGCGCGGCTGTTAAGACGCACTGTCGCAGTTGCGATTACACGTTTATTGCGCCAGCGTAACAAATGAATTTTAACCACGACGACAGGCCCGCTTTGCGGGTCTTTTTTTTGAAAGGTATCAATCATGTCCTCAGTGAAATTGCCCAACGGCTCTGTCGTATCGATTGCATCAACTTACGGTGCCGTCAAGGCGATGTCTTCAATTACCAATGCATCGAGTGCAGTCGCCGATCTTGGCGCCAGCCATGGTGTTTTGGCCGATGACATTCTCGAAATTACATCCGGATGGACCAAGCTGAATGCACGCATCGCGCGTGTGTCAGTTGTGGTCACTGACGACGTCACACTGGAAGGTATCGACACCACCAGCACCGCTCGCTATCCAGCCGGCAGCGGCATTGGCTCGGTACGTGTAATCAGCGACTGGGTACAGATTGCCCAGGTGACAGGCTTTGAATCTTCCGGCGGCGATCAGCAGTTCGCGACTTATTCCTTCTTGGAGGACGACGATGAGCACCAAATCCCGACGGTCAAGGGCGCAACCAGCATCGCAATCACCATCGCGGATGATCCTACCCTGCCGCACTACGCAATTCTGGAGGCTGCAGACGAAGATCGCGAGCCGCGCGCATTGAAGGTTGATCTGCCGAATGGCTCGGTGATCTATTACAACGGCTATATCTCGTTCAACAAGACGCCATCGATGACGAAAAACAACATCATGGAAGTCAAGGCTAATGCGTCGCTGGTTGCTCAACTGACTCGTTACGCTTCGTAAGAAAGGACGCATCAATGTTCAAACTGAATCCGGATCCGACATTCAAGGCCGATGTCGAGATTCCGGTGCCTGGTCAGGGTAAAGGCAAAATCACCATCACGTATCGCTATAAAAATGCGGAGCAGATGGCTGACTATATGGGGCGCTTGAAGGAGTTGGGCGACATTGGCAGCATTATGGAAATCGTGGAAGGGTGGGATGGTCCGGATGCGCCATTCGACGAGACTGCCATCAAGCTATTGGCTAAGAACTATAACGGCTCTGTACTGCTGATTTACCAGCGCTATGTCGATGAATTGACTAAGGCGCGGCTGGGAAACTAAAAGGGGCAGCGCGATTCCTTTACGAGAAGCCCGTCGACGATGCCTCCCTTGCAGCGCTAGGGCTTTCTCGGTCCGATTTTGAAACCGTTGATCACTTTGATGTCTGGCCTGAGAATTTCAAGGCAGTTCTGATATTTGACGCGATGGGCACGCAATGGCGGGTTGGTGGTGCCGGCGCGGTAGGCTTGGATTACAACGCACTGCCATTCGCTTTGCGGATGTACGGTGCAGGCCGGTCGGATTGGCCGGAAATTTTTCAGTGTATTCGAATAATGGAAAGCGAAGCGCTTCAGGCGATGCGCGAAGATTGATGCAGGCCACCCTCGGGTGGCTTTTTTATTTGGGTGAGTGATGAGCGATGTAATCGGCAGGGCTACGATCCAGATTGACGCTGAGTTAGACAAGTTCAATTCGGATATGGTCACGGGCGCCAAAAACGTCAAGCAATTCAGCGATTCGACCATCCAATCGTCGGCCAAATCGGTCACAGCACTAAACACGATCGGGGATGCTGCCGCTGATTCAGCTCAGCGCCTTAGCAAAGCGCAGACAACTGCCATTCAAGCGTTGCAACGCCAGGTTGCCGCAATGCAGGGCGGCAAGATCGCCGCTGCTGAATTGAAGGCCGCGCAGCTTGGTATTGCTGATTCTGCCGCGCCGCTGATTGCACAGTGGCGTGAGCTGGAAGTAGCTCAGCGAAATTCGACCGTTGCGACGTACGCAGCCTCTGCATCGACGAGTTCGCTTGCCGAATCCGACGCCGACGCAACCACGCGCATCAAGGCGATGGTCGCGGCATCGGTAGAGAAAACGATCGCACTGCAGGCCGAGGCATCCGCCTCCCTGGCTGCCGCAGCCGCGGCGCGTGATTTGGCAGCGTCGAATAAATCCGGCTTGGCGCCGACCATTGCCAATTCCGGCATGAGCAGTATGCAGCAGACCGCAAACGAAGTGACCGAAGTCAATCAGCTGCTGGCATCCATCGGGCACGGCGCTGGATCAACCAAGGCGATCGAGGATCAAACCAATAAATTGCTGACCCTTTGGGGGCAGGGCCGCATCACTGCCGAGCAATATGCCGCCGGCGTCAAGCAGATCGACGCATCCGAACTGAGTCTTATTAAGTCGAGCACGCAAGCGGCTGCGGCAGCCGATCAATTTATTGCTAAGTTGAAAGACCAAGCCGCTACAACCGGTCTCACTTCGAAGCAGTTATTGGAATATCGCGCCGCTCAGCTGGGCGTGACCGGCGCCGCAGCGCCACTGATCGCGCAAATCGATGCTGGCAGCAAGTCGGTGCACGCATTTAGCCTTGAAACCGGTGGCGCGCAGAGGGAGGTCGGCGTGCTTGCGCGCGAACTCGCCAACGGCAATTTTAGCCAGGCCGCATCTTCGTTCTCTGTATTGGCGCAACGTTCCGGCTTGATGAGTACCTTGATGTCGCCGCTTGCGCTCAGTATCGCGGCGGTAGTCGCCGGCGTAGCAGCAGTGGGAGTGGCCGCATATCAGGCGGAGCAGCAGCAATCGAAATTCAATGATGCGCTGGTGCTCACAGGGAATTTCTCGGGCACTACATCTGCCGGTCTGGATAAGATTGCGCAGGCTGCATCTTCCACGATGGGCAGCATTTTGGTGGCAAACGATGCTGTCACGCAGTTGGCAAGCAGTGGAAAATTCACTTCCGACCAAATTTCGCTGATCTCGAAGGCGGCTGTTGAGATGCAAGCCACGACGAGGCAGGCTGTCTCTGACACTATACGCCAGTTCGAAGATTTGGCAAAAAGCCCGGTCGATGCCAGTATCAAATTGAACGAGCAATACCATTACTTGACGCTTGCGATCTTCGATCAGATCGAGGCTCTGCAGAAGCAGGGCGATACCGAAGCCGCAGCCGCGCTCGCCGAGTCAGCATATGCCGCAGGCTTGGCAGATCGAGCCCGCGCCATCCATGACAGCCAGAATGTCATCGCGCGGGGTTGGGACGACGCATGGAATGCCTCCAAACGCTATTTTGAATCGGTCGGCAAGTTCTTTACCGATAATTCGCTGGATCGCCAGATTTCGAATGTGCAGGCCAGGCTGACGCTGCCGAGCACCACACCGGCAGATCTGACGATTTATAACGCGCAACTGAAAGATCTGCAGAAGCAAAAGGCTGCCCAGGATTCAGCCGCGGCGCTGGCTGGCAGCCAAAAGCAAATTGAAGCCGCGGCCATCGATGCGTCCCATGCAATCGACGTGCAAAGCGAGTCGCTCGACAAGAATATTGCGAAGACCGCCGCTTTGGCGAAGCTGCAGCAGCAGTTTGCAGATTTGTATAAGGGTGGTAATGGGCAATTCAATCCGAAACTGGATGGTGTTGTCTTCGGCGATAACGATCAACCGATTAGCGGCGGCCTGTATTCGAAATTACAAGCTGACATCGAGAGCAAGTACAAACCGAAGGCCGCACCGCGCGGCAACGAGAATTCCCAGAACACACAGATCAAGGCGTTGCAGGGCCAATATCAGGAGCGTGAGCGCGCACTGAAACTATCTAACGACAATATCAAATCGCTGTATGACCTTGGGTTGATGGATACCCAGCAATATCTGGACAACGAGTACGCCGCGAAAAAGGCTGCGCTGTCAGATGAAATGAAGATCGCTGATCAACAGGAAGATATTGCGAAGCAAAAAAAGAGTGGCGTCGCCTTACAGGAGGCATTGAGCCTTCAAAAGAAAATCCGTGATGAGCAGTTGGCAACGGATCAAAAATACACCGCAGACTCAGCTGCACTGGCAAAAAAGAACGACGACGCAGTAAAGGCATTCACGCAATCACTGGTTGACTCATACAACACGCGCCAGCAGGCAATCAACAATCTTGTTTCCGGTGTGGGTTTGGGTAATGCCGAGCGCGATCAGTTGTTGCGTCTTAATCAGGTGCAGCAAGAATACGACAAGGCCGTCGACGCACTGAATAAATCCAAGGCGAAGGGTGAGGAAAACGGCGGCCCAAGCCAAGAGGTTTATGACCAAGAGTTGGCAGCGCTTCAGGATAATTTGCAGAAGCGTCTCGGGCAGGAAACGCAGTACAGCGCGGACCTTGAGAAAGTGCAGGGGAATGGCTGGAACGGTGCCACGCGATTTATGCAGAATTATGCGGACAATGCGAAAAATACCGCTGCACAGGTTGAAAGTATTTTTTCAAGCGCCGCGTCCGGCATGGAGGATGCATTTGCTACTTTCGTGACCACAGGCAAGCTGAGTTTCACAAGCCTTGCCACATCCGTAATTGCGGACATCGCTAAGATGCAAGCCAAAGCCGCGATATCAGGGCTATTTAATTTTGCGATAACCGCTGCCGCTGCGTATTTTGGGTCGCCCAGCGGTCCGCAGGTCGGCGGCAGCGGTGCTGGTCCGACTTCCTACGGGGTGCAGCCTGGCAGCACATATGGCTCGCTTGGATCGGGATTTTTTGGAACCAAGAATGCTTTGGGCGGCATCTACAGATCGCCTAGTCTAAGCGAATATTCAAATTCCATTGTGGACAGGCCAACAACGTTCGCATTCGCGAAAGGCGCAGGCCTGATGGGGGAGGCGGGACCTGAGGCGATCATGCCGTTGACACGTACTGCAAATGGCTCGCTTGGCGTAAAGGCCGCGGGCGGAACAGATTCCGGTGGCATCGAGGTAAATGTTTATGTGCAATCGGACGGTTCAAGTTCCGTAGACGCGCCAGCTGGCTTTGAGCAGTTCGGTCGGGAACTCGGTGATTTTGTCGATGCGCGTATCAATAAGGCCGCGATAAAATCTACCAGGCAGGGCGGACAGATCTGGAAAATGCAGAATGCGATGTCGTGATGGCGATCGATACTTTCATTTGGACCCCTACCGGAACACCGGTCGGCGACGAGACTTATCGCAATTTGAAGGCTCAGTTCGGCGACGGATATGAGCAGTCTGCTGGTGACGGCCTGAATACGGTTTCAGAGTCGTGGCCTTTGACATTTACCGGTGTGAAGAACGGCTATATCACGCCGATACGGGCGTTTCTGCGGGCGAAGCGCGGCATTACTCCATTCTATTGGACGACACCATTCGGCGACACAATCTTATGTAAGGCTGACGGACTTTCCTCCAGTCCGGTGGGTGGTGGCGTCTTTACTGTAACGGTAACTTTTAGACAGGTATTTACACCATGACAATCGCATCGGATATCCAGAAGCTGGAGCCGGGCGATGTGGTTGTGCTTTACGAAATCGACATGACCATGATTGGCGCCAATGTCATGCGGCTGCACGGCTACCCGCTGAGTTCGTCAATTTGGTGGCAGGGAAATGAGTACATCGGCTGGGCCATTGACGCCGACGGGTTTGACATTACCAGCGACAGCCAGCAACCGGTGCCAACAGTGACGGTGGGAAATATCGGGGTAGATGTAGATGGCAATCCAATACCTGGCGTAATTTCTGGGCTGTGCCTTGCCTTCGACGATCTAATCGATGCCAAGGTCATCCGGCATCAGACATTTAAGAAATATCTGGACGCGGTAAATTTCGCTGATGGTAATTCCGACGCGGATCCGGAAGAGCATTTTCCGGACGATGTTTTTTTCATCGAGCAGCGGTTGCTGGAAGTGGCGGAATCAGTTCAATTCGAATTGCGTGGCGCCCTTGACCTCAGTACAGAGCAGGTGCCCAACAAACAAATCATTGCGAACGTCTGTTGGTGGGCAAGAAATGGGAAGGCGGGCGACGGAGCATCAGGTTCTACCGGCTACCGTGGCTCCTATTGCCAGTACACGGGTGACGCCATGTTCGACGAAGACGGAAATCCCACAACGGATCCGGCACTGGACCAATGCAGTGGTAGCGTTTCAGCGTGTAAGTTGCGATTCGGCGAATTCGGCATTTTAAATTTTGGATCTTACGCTGCTGCGGGATTGGTCAGGACATGAATCGGTCTACTGAAATTTCTATCAGGGCGCACGCAGTTGCCGAATATCCAAAGGAAAGTTGCGGGCTGATTATCGCGGCGGGCCGGCGCGAGCGATATGTTCCTTGCACCAATACCGCCACGACGCCGACGCGTGATTGGCGCATCTCTAAGCAGGAAGAGAATGCTGCGCGCGACGATGGGGAAATTATCGCCGTCGTGCATAGTCATCCTGACGAACGCGCTCGACCGACAGATGCTGATAAGCAGGGATGCGAAGAATCGCAGCTGCCCTGGTCGATTGTGCATGTGAGCAAGACCGATGTGGGTGATGTTGTAGCCGGCGAGATATTTACTTTTGAGCCATCTGGTTACGTGACGCCGATCCTTGGCGTTCCATTCACGCACGGCATTCATGACTGTTATTCGCTGGGACAGCGTTGGTACAAACAAGAGCGCGGCATTGTCCTGCCTAATTTCGAGCGGGAGGACGGCTGGTGGAGTGACGGCAAGCAGAATCTCTATTTAGAGCACTTTCAAGAGGCTGGGTTTGTAATCGTTCCAAATGGCATTAAGGATCTCCAAATAGGCGATGCGATCCTCATGCAGATTAGATCGAAGGAATGGCCGAATCACAGCGCTATATACATCGACGAAGGCAGACAACTGATGGTCCATCACATGTATGGACAGCTTTCCTCGCGGGCCGTATATGGCGGGCAATGGCTGGAAGCGACGCGCATGATTTTGCGCTACGCCGGGAAATGAAAATTTGTAGCGAACGAGCAAGCCCTCTTTTCGAGGGCTTTTTTTTGACCAAAGCCGCCTTATTGCGCGGCTTTTTTTTCGTCCAAATCAAATGAGTCAAATGCGAACCATCCGGCTCTACGGAAAACTTGGTGCTAAATTCGGTCGCGTGCACAGGTTTGCCGTCAGCAGTCTGCGTGAGGCAATTAGCGCGATGTGCGTGATGATTCCAGGATTCGAGCATGAACTGATGAATAGTAGGGATCGCGGCATTGCCTATGCAGTCTTTCTGGGCAAGCGGAACCTGGCGCAAAACGAACTGCATTTCCCGGTCGGTAAAGAAGATATTCGAATTGCTCCGGTTCTTCAAGGGTCAAAGCAGGCCGGCCTGCTGCAAACTGTTTTGGGGGTTGTGCTGGTTGTTGTTGGGGCCTTTATTTCAGAATACGACGGCGGAACAACGCTCGGATTGGGGATAACGATGCTCGCCGGCGGCGTGTTGCAGATGCTTGCGCCGCAACAGCAAGGGCTGTCTTCAAAAGACAGCCCGCAAAACGGCGCTAGTTACAACTTCAACGGCCCTGTAAACGTAGAGGCGCAAGGCAACCCAGAGCCGCTTCTATACGGCGAAATGATTGTCGGGTCTGTCGTTATATCCGGCGGCATATACTCCGAAGATCAAGCCTGATGGGCGCACCAGATTTCATCCGATATTGCTTACGCGGATCTGGCGGTGGTGGCGGTAAAGACGGTGGCGACTCGAATTCTGCGACGGAAGTGCCGGATAGTCTGCACAGCATTTCCCTTGCAAAAATTGTTGATCTGATTTCGACCGGCCCTATTGTCGGGCCTGTCAATGGTTTGCAATCCGTTATCGTCGACGGCACACCACTGCAAAATCCTGACGGCACGATGAACGCGCAGTTCACGTCGATCGATTTCCGGTCCGGAACGCAAACGCAGGATTACATTCCCGGCTTCCCAAGCGTTGAAAATGAATCTGGAGTCGGTATTGAGTTGCGCACTGACACCCCTTGGGTGCAGTCATTTACCAATACCGATCTATCTGCTGTACGAATCCGCTTGAGCGTTTCGGGTTTGAGCAAGGCTGATACATCGACCGGTGACATTAATGGGTATCGAGTCGAATACGCGGTAGATGTGGCGACCGATGGAGGCAGCTTTCAACAGGTGCTTAGCTCGGCGTTCGACGGCAAGACTACGTCAACCTATGAGCGCAGCATCCGAATTAATCTGGCCCCGGCTACGACAGGCTGGTCGGTGCGCGTTCGCAGGATCACATTTAATGCAGACAGCGCCTCGGTTGCTGATCGCACGAATGTTGTTTCATACACAGAGGTCATTGACGCAAAGTTCCGCTATCCGATGGCCGCCGTGGTGGGTATTCAGGTTGATGCATCGCAATATCAGAGTATCCCAACCCGGTCATACCACATGCAGGGCCGCATCATCCGCGTGCCGGATAACTATGATCCGGTGGCTCGGACCTATATCGGAATTTGGACTGGTAATTTCAAAGTTGCCTATACCAATAATCCCGCGTGGTGCATTTACGATCTAATGCTGCATGACATTTATGGCCTCGGCAAGCGCATCACTGAGGCGCAGGTCGATAAGTACCAGCTGTACAAAATTGCCATGTACTGCGATGAAATGGTTCCGGATGGCCAGGGCGGTCTGCAGCCACGCTACACCTGCAACGTATATGTCCAAGCTCAGGTCGCCGCCTATAAGTTGTTGCAGGATCTGGCGTCCATTTTTAACGGCTTAGCATATTGGGCGGGCGGTCAGATTATTGTCGCCGCCGACATGCCAGCGGATCCGGACTATACCTATACGGCGGCCAACGTCATCGGCGGCAAGTTTTCCCGGGTGGGCAGCCCAAAAAGCACGCGCTATACGGTTGCCTTGGTGAGCTGGAACGATCTGACCGACAGCGGCCGGCAAAAAGTCGAGCCGGTATTTGATCGGGCTGGCATCAAGCGTTACGGCGTCGTACAGATATCGATTTCTGCCTTTGGCTGCACGTCGCAGGCAGAGGCGCAGCGTAAGGGGCGTCGTGCGCTGTTAATGTCCCGGCTGCTGCAGGATTCGATCACATTTTCTGTTTCGCTGGATTATCTACGGACGAAGCCAGGCGGTGTAATTCGGATTTCAGACCCAGCACGTATGGGGCGCCGCCTTTCCGGCCGCGTCACAACCGCGGATATTCGCACCGTGGTGCTCGACAAGGCGCCCATCATCGCTGTGGGCGACGAATTGACATGCCATATGCCGAGCGGGTTGCCGGAAGTGCGGCAGGTTGAGTCGATTTCGGGAAATGCTGTGACGGTCGATGCTGACTGGTCGGATATTCCGCAGCCGGAATCGATCTGGGCGGTTGCGAACAGCGACTTATCGGCTCCATTGGCGAAGGTCGTATCGATCACGCCAAAGGGCAGGCTGGAATACGAAATTCTGGCACTTTCGCATGAGCCAGGTATTTATGCGGCAATCGATCAGGGAACGAAGATTGAGCCTTTGCCGCAGTCTGTGGTGCCGCTGCGGTATCAGGCTCCGCCACCAAACGTTCGGCTCAGCACTGAGGTAACCGTCGATCAAGGGCAATCGGCGACGACGATGGTTATCGCTTGGGATGCCGCCGATCGAGCCGTTTCGTATATGGTCCAGTGGCGCCGCAATAATGGTGAGTGGGTAGATGCGGGTAGCACTAGCTCATTGAGCGTGGAGGTGCGTGGTACTTATGCGGGCTCATATGTTGTGCGTGTTCGTGCAGTCAATTCGATCGGCATTCAATCGGCAGTGGTTGAGACGCCGCCTACCGATCTGGCGGGAAACAGTGGGCCACCACCAAATGTTCCTTGGTTTACCGTCGATGGAGACGTGTTGGCGTGGGGTCCGGTGGTAGATGCGGAACTAGCCGGCTACGAACTTCGATTCCAGCACGGCTTAAATCGCAGTTGGGGCGACGCGAATCTACTGGTGAGTGGCATCGTGGTTGGGAGCCCATATCAACTGCTGTCCAAGCCGCAAGGCCAGATCACCTTAATGATCAAGGCAATTAATAAGGCTGGCATTGATTCAAATGGCCCAACCTACATACAGACCGAGCTTGGCGACGCGCTGGTAGCCAATGTCGTCGAGACATTTAATTTCCAGGCACTTGGATTTCCAGGCGCAATCGCAAACGCTTCAGTTGTTGCGGACAAGCTCGTAGCGGATGGTTCATCGGTGTTTTATGGTAATGACCTGGCGGATTTCTATGCTAGCGATGTCGATGCACCGTTCTATACAGACAACTTCATGGAAATGGTTTATGAGACACCTGAATTAAGGCCATCGATCGTTGTTGCGGGCGTGCAAATGACGCTCAACACCGACTTTCAAGGGGGGGGTCGATTAATAGAGTATCGAATTACTGGCACGGATCCTTTTTATTCGGCTGATGACACAACGTCATTTTATGGGGCAGACACGGATCAATTCTTTGAATTGTCAGGCCCGTATCAATTGTGGCCCGGCTCTGTTTCTGCGCAGGTTGTCGACTATCAATTTAAATTCACAGTTGGCCCCGGCTCGGTCCAAGGCGCTATTGACACTTGTGCTGCAATTATCGACGTCCCAGATATTAACGAAAGCTTCAACGACGTGCCGATTTTACTAGGAGGCACGCGCCTTCCTATTGCCAATTCGTATCTGGCTATCGCAAATGTTCAACTGACTTTGGAATCGAATGGATCGACCGCAGTGGTCGCTAAATATCTGGACAAGAACAACACGCTCGGGCCGCTCATCAAATGTTTCGACAGCGCTGGATCGGCGGTGGCCGGTGTTGTTGACGCCCGAATTCAAGGTTATTAACAGGAGAAACAATGGCATTGCTTCCAGCAAAAAATATTTTCGACGGATCTAAAAGTCCGGCGACAACAACTGGCGAAATGAAGTCAGCGCTCGGCACGGTGCGCGATTGGCTTGCCGATCTGTTCGGCGTCGACAGCTCGGACAAGGCGGGGGTTAGAGCACTCCTCGGTGCGGCGCCAATTCAGCCGAACATCTTAAGTAAGAGCGTCGCTGGCGGCGCAACGGTGGCGCTCACCGCCGATGAAGCTTTAAACGACGTGATGATTTTCACAGGTTTACTGACTGCAAATATCGAGGTCGATGTGCCGGCCACTGCAAAGGACTGGGCCTCCGTCAAGAATCTGACGACTGGTTTATTTACTTTGACGCTGAAGACGGCCGCCGGTACCGGCGTCCCGGTCACCCAGGGAAAAGCATTACCGCTTTATTGTGATGGTATCAACGTACTGGCTGCACTAACCGATTTTCCGAGTACAACTGTCCCAACCGCCGCTTCCGCGACAGAGATTCGTACGGGCACTGACAACACAAAGTTTGTAACGGCCGCTGGCCTTGCCGCTACCGTTTCCGGCCTTGGCGGCCAGACATGGATTGACGAGACAGCCAGCCGCGCTCTTGGTGCGACATATACAAATAACAGCGGCAAGGATCTGGAAATATCGGGTTACGTGACACAAACTGGTGGCGCTGGAACACTTTTAGTGACCAGGGTAAATGGCATAAATCTAAGTGTAGCCTCAGGCAGCTCAAGTCTTATAACGGTTCCGTTTTATATACGGGTTCCGAGCGGCGCTACATATTCCATTGTTTTGAATAGTGGCTCTGCAACTTTAACGGTTTGGGGTGAATATCGATGAATCATTATAGAAAAAATGATGGCTCAGTATGGGGTTTTGAAGATGATCAGGCCGATCTGATCACGGATGAATTCACGCTGATGACGGACGCCGAGTTCGAAGCTTTCAGAAATCCGCCTTTGTCGCCTGCTGAACAAGTATCGGCAGCAACGGAAAAAATTCAATCCACGATGGACATCAAGGTTCAGGAACGCACCTATGACACCATCTTGTCGTGCGCTGGGTACGCCTCTGATACGCCATTCACTGCCGCGCCTGACGCGACACCAGAAGAAATCGCCATCGTCGCTTTGCAAGAGAAATCCCGCATCGAGGGTAATTACGCCAAGGATTACATGTCACGAACATGGGCAACAGCGAACGTGTATTTGGGGTTGGTCGAAGCCGGACAGAAGCCCATGCCGACACCTGACGAGGCCGTGGCGATGATGCCTGAATTCACTTGGCCAGATTGAAGGCGACTATGTCAGTACAACAACAGGAGTCCGCGAGCGATCGCCGTAATTCGGATCCACTTGTAGCTGAGATGCGGATGCTTCGGCAAAGCCTAGATCGGAAGCATCCGGAGAATGTCGGTCACATGAAAAAAATGGAAGACAAAATCGACCTCATGGATAGCAAGGTCGATCAGGTGCTGGCTGGATTCCCTGAGGGCGATCCGGAAGGCCATCGCCGGGCACACGACGCCATGATTAAAAAAGCCGAAGAAAGCACGAAATTCTGGCGCGAATTGCGTGTGAAGCTGGCAGAAAAAGGAGTATGGGCCGTGTTGATGTTTATCAGCGGCGCGCTGTATTGGTATCTCATGGATAGGATGAAACGATGAAGATTGGTGCCATCAGGCTCGAATTGATCGACGATTGGAAGCGCGTGGCACCCAAGCTATGGAGTGTGCGCTGGGCGCTAGTCTCAGCCGTCATCAGTTCCGGCCAGGCTGGTTTTGAGTTTTATGTGACCGGCCAGGCGCCATGGGTGTCCATCACCGCCGCCGTCCTTTCCTTCGCATCGGCCATCTCCCGCATCATCGCTCAGCCGAAGGTATTCGATGGAAGTCAATAGCAAGCCAGGATCTCGCCGGCCGCTGACCGTCATTGTCGGCACCATAGCGGCCGCTGCGCTGCTTTCTACAACGCCGAAGTGGGAAGGCACCCGATACACGACGTATCGTGATAGCGGTGGCATGTTGACCTATTGCGATGGCGCCACGGAAAATGCCCAATGGGGCAAGACCTATACGCCGGCGCAATGCAGCGCCCAGCTGGATCGGGATCTGGCCAGGCACGCCGAGGGCGTCATGTCCTGTGTGCATGTGCCGCTCACCGATGGCCAGAAGATCGCCTTTGTCGATACGGCCTACAACATCGGGGTGACGGCATTCTGCACATCTGGTATGGCGCGCAAGGCCAACGCCGGCGATATGGCCGGCAGCTGCGCCACACTATCCGAATACGATGGATTCAATACCCTGGAACGGAAAAAGCAAAAGGACGGCTCTATAAAAACAGTCAAGGTGCATCACGTCCTGGCCGGCCTGGTCAAACGCCGGGCATACGCCCGCCAACTCTGTGAAGGATCTCCTGCATGAATCCCTATTTTTGGCTGGGCGCGCTGATCGCCTGTTTGCTGTCCTTCGGCGCCGGCGATTGGCATGGCCATAGCGCGGCCTCAGCAGCCGACACGACGCGCAATGCAAAGGCGGATACCGGCGTAGCCAATGCCAAAGCCGAAGTGACCCAGGACGTTGCAGACGCCGAGAAGCACGTTGCCCGGCTGCTCGATAACCGTGATGCTCAACACCAAAAGGAGAATGATGATGCTCAAAGGAAAATTACTGCTCTGCATGCTGATGTTGCCGCTGGCCGCCTGCAGCTCTCTATCGCCACCCGCAAGGCTAGTCAAAACACCCATCCCGGAGATCCCGCCGCTGGCAATCAAGAAGCGCGAACCGACCTCCTGCCTGAAACAGCTGACGCTTTTATCGATGCCGCTACCGAAAGCGCAAGCGACGTGCGGGATCTTAATTCCTGCGTCGACAGCTATAACGACGTTCGGGATGCCTATAACGCCCTGAGACTGCAACTTTTAAAGTAGCGCTGGCGGTTTACGATATGCTGTGTATCCATACAGTATAGTGTTGCCGTCATGAAAGAGCGCGAACCCATTCAAATTACCCGGCTGCGAGAACTGGCGCGGAACGATCCGACGCCGGAGGTGCTGGAATTGCTTTGGGAAGTTCGCCGACTACAATTGAACATGCGCGACTATTTGAAGTTTGTCGAATTCGTGCGCAAGGCATGGCAAGAAGATGTCGGAGGCACGCTAGCCGGCATTGAATCGAAGCGCTTCGAATTATTGAAAGAGCCGTGCACGTCAGAGATTTATTGGAATCGTAAGTCGTAAAAAAAGCACAGAAATTAGACAACGTCTAATATACAGTGCTGTTCGTATGTACAGGCCTAAGCCTAAGTAATTGATTTCATTGGTCGGGACGGAGTGATTCGAACACTCGACCCCTTGCACCCCATGCAAGTACGCTACCAGGCTGCGCTACGCCCCGACTAGCCCGCGATTATAGCAGGCAGCCCGGGCCTTCTCAACCGGTATTGCGCAAGCCGGCGGCAACCCCGTTGATCGTCAAATGGATTCCGCGCTGCACCCGTTCTTCCAGCGGGCGGCCGGCGTTGGCATTGGCGCGATGCCGCTTGATCAGCTCCACCTGCAAGTGGTTCAGCGGATCCAGATATGCAAAGCGATTCTTGATCGAGCGTGCCAATAAAGGATTGCCGGCCAGCCGTTCTTTGGTGCCGGTAATGGCATTCAAATAAGCAATCGTGCGGTCGTGCTCGCCCAGCATGCGCTGGAAGATCGTCTTGCGCAATTTCTTGTCGGCGACCAGATCGGCATAACGCGACGCCACCGCCATATCGGTTTTCGACAACACCATATCCATGTTCGACAACAGCGCCGCAAAGAATGGCCACTCCTTGAACATGGCGCGCAAGGTCGCCAGCTTTTTGGAAACGGCTGCCTTGTTGGCATTGTCTTCTTCCAGCCATTCGCCGACGGCGCTGCCGAAGCCGTACCAGCCCGGCAGCAGCAAACGGCATTGCCCCCACGAAAAGCCCCACGGGATGGCTCGCAGATCTTCAATGCGGCGGGTCGATTTGCGCGAGGCCGGACGCGAGCCGATATTCAATTCCGCAATTTCAGCGATCGGCGTGGCGGCGAAGAAATAGTCGGTGAAGCCCGGGGTTTCATAAACCAGATTGCGATACGCGGCATAAGCGCGGCCCGACAGATCGGCCATCACCTTTTCGTATTCGGCCAACTCGCGCATGCGCTTGGTCTCCAGCACCGGCGGCGTCAGGCTGGCTTCCAGCGTGGCCGCCACCAGCGTTTCCAGATTGCGCCGGCCGATTTCCGGATTGGCGAATTTGGAGGCAATGGTTTCACCTTGTTCGGTCAGCCGAATCTGGCCTTGCACGGTGCCCGGCGGTTGCGCCAGGATCGCCTGATAGCTCGGACCGCCGCCGCGGCCAACCGTGCCGCCCCGGCCGTGGAACAGACGCAGCTTGACGCCGGCCTGATCGAATACTTTCACCAGCAGCGTTTCCGCTTTGTAGAGTTCCCAGGTCGAGGTCAGGAAACCGCCGTCCTTGTTCGAATCCGAATAGCCCAGCATCACTTCTTGGAGGCTGCCTTGCTGCCTGATCAGTTGCGCCACCTGCGGCAAGGCCATCCATTGCGCCATGATCTCGGCGGCCACGCGCAGATCGGGAATGGTTTCGAACAGGGGCACCACCATCAATTCCATTTTTGCAGGATTGGCGGTGTCGTTGGCGTCGGCGCCGGGATGCAACAAGCCCATTTCCTTCTGCAGCAAAATCACTTCCAGCAAATCGGAAACGGCCTCCGTATGCGAAATGATGTAATTGCGAATTGCCCGGTCGCCGTAGCGCGCGCGAATTTCTCCCGCGGCGCGCAGCACCGTCAGTTCGGAATAGGTCTCGGGCGAGTATTCGTTATAAGGTGAAAACAGCAAGCGCGGCTGATCGATCTCGGCCAACAGCAATGCCACCTTTTTTTCTTCGCTCAAACCGGCGTAGTCGGATTCGACTTTCGCATGCGCAAACAATTCGCTCAACACGCGTTCATGCACATCCGAGCTTTGACGCAGATCCAGCGAGGCCAGATGGAAGCCGAAAATCTGCACGGCGCGTTTCAATACCGCCAGCCGCGGCTTGATCAAGGCGCTGCCGTGATTGGCGGTCAGCGAATCGACCAGCACCTGCAGGTCCGCAATAAACGCGCCCGATGCCGCATAGTGCGGCGCGGTACCGATCTCATGCCGCAGAATATTGATGGCGCCCAATTTACGCGCCGTCGCGGCGAGGCGGGCATAGGTGCCGATCAGCGCGCGCCGGTACGGTTCATCCGAGCGATGCGCAGACTGGTCCGGCGACATTTCGGCCAATGCCTTGAGCTCGGGGCTGACGTCGACCATCAATGTCGAGATCGATAATTCCGCTCCCAGCGCATGCACTTCTTCCAGATAGAAATCGAAAATGGTGGTGGATTGGCGGACCAGCGCGTGCTGCATGGTCGCGGCGTTGACGTTCGGATTGCCGTCGCGGTCGCCGCCGATCCAACTGCCCATCTGCAGATAGCATGCGGCATTATTGTCTGCGGCAGCGCCGTCGCTGCGGCGGCCGCGCAGCGGAAATTGCGCGGCGATTTCCTCCTCGATATCGTCGTACAGCGCCGGCAATTCGCGCAGGAAGGTAATGCGGTAATACGACAGCGCGTTTTCGATTTCATCGGCCACGGTCAGCTTGCTGTAACGCAGCATGCGGGTTTGCCAGAGCGTTGCGATGCGGGCGCGAATCAGCGCCGTATTGTGCGTGCGTTCCTTGTGCGTCAGCGGACTGTCGCGCAGCGCCAGCAACCGTGCAATTTCACCTTCGGC